TCACGCAGTGCGTCTCTGGCAGCATTGCCAGTGAGAGTGCGGTTGCGCAACTGGGTCACCAGCTGGAGAAATTCCTGCCAGGTGTATGACCCCTTGCCGTCATCCTCTTCAATAAGCGGCACAGCCTTGACGCCAAACGTCACCATCACATCCAGGGCCAACTGCGCTCCCAGAAAAAATTCCTGGATACCAGCATCAAATGCTTGCTGGATGATGGCCTCCTTGCCCAGGCGGCTGTTGGTGGCTTGCAGAGCTTGAATAACGTCAGCAGGGGTTTTCATATGATGGTTACCTTGTTTTCTGATCTAAATATAACATGAATGCTGGCAATGTCAACTGCCCTCAGGGGCGCTTGCCAAGGATCTGCACACACTCTGCAATCACAGCATGTGCCTGGGCCAGTAGTCCAGGATCAGCATCACCAATCATATCAATCAGTGCCTGCTTCTCCCTGATGTAAACCCTAGCAAAATCAGGATCATGCTCAGTGATATCCTTGACGTTGTGAATCACATCCGCAAGCTTAATATTTCGCGCTGCCACAGGTGCAGCAGCAGTATGGGCATTGTCCAGGGCCTTGCGAGCGCGGCGATTGCCATCTGCAGGCTTGCTGACATCAGTTAGCCAGAACACCAGGTCGGCCACCTGATCTCCCAGTGCCTGCCTAACATCATCCAGCGAGAGTGGAGTATCCTCCACAACATCGTGATTTGCAGCAGCAGCTAGCATCTCTGGCGTTACAACACTGGTGCAATGCTCAAGCAAAATCTCCATGACTGCCAGAGGATGGCAGATATAAGGCTCCTTGCTGTACTTGCGCAGTTGGTTGATGCTCTCATGAGCATTGCGCGCAAAGTCCACGGCCCTGACGACCAGATCATCTTGTCTAATATTGTTCATATTATCATCCTAGCACAAAGGGTGTGGATGTCAACAATTATTCTGCGAGTAGTTTGCGCTTTTCAAAAACCTGAGTTTTGAGTCTCTTGCCAGTCTTTTGCTGGATCTTTTGTTTGGGAGGCTGCCCTGTGCCCAGGTCTTCATGGCTGAAGAAACCATACAGCTTGAGCTTGCGAGGTTCCTTGCCTTCCAACTTGTAGACTATGCTTACATCCTGGCCCATGTGAGCATGACTGAGCCCAGAATAGTTGCCACCACCTCTGAAGGGTTTATCATAGCCCACAAGTTGTAAGGGCGTTTTGAGCTTCTGATCTAGCCACCGTTTGAACGTGCTGGCTACTTCATCACCAGCACGCAGGAATGTTGATTGAAATTCTGGGCCTCTCACAGGTATTGTGTGAGGAGGTTGGTTTTTGTTGGGATTATCTGCAGAATCAGCCATTCCGGATCTTGTCACAGTAGGCAAGGAAACTGTCAACATCTGCATATTCCACCCACTGATCTTGCTGGGCGTCGCTTTCCAGCAGGCGCTGCACAGTGGGGGTGATGAGGGTGTTCTCAACAACAGGGGCATCAGTAATGGGGGTGAGGTCTTTGATACGCATGATTTTTTGTCCTTGATGCCCTATTTAGTGTGCGTATAATAGCACAGTGATCAACCGTTGTCAACCACTTTTTTTGGACTATTTTTGCCCCAATTTACTTGTGCTTTTGGGCGTCGTGAAATGCAGTAAATTCTCTTCTGAAGTATCGTGAACTGTTTTTGCGGACTTGTCTGCAATCTTTTTGAGAACTTTTTTGAGAGATGATTCCTCAATGGGGATGAGATCTGATATCTTCATGACACAAGTATTTAGACTAAATAAATGTGGTCCGCGAGCATCCGACCTCTCCGACCACTCTAAACGCTATAAGGGAGCATTCAGCATGTCTGATATTTATGCAAACAATCTTACACCTCTTCATTATGAGGATTCAAATAAATCAGGTCAAATGATTTATTTGTATGTGAAGACTCATAACATAACAGGACTCAAATATCTAGGTAAGACTGTTTCCAAAGATCCGCACAAATACAAAGGATCAGGTAAGGTATGGAAAAATCATTGTAACGTACATGGATATAACTACTCTACTGAGATCCTATTCCAGTCCATATACACAAATGAAATCAAGGAACAGGGAATTTACTACAGCCAATTATGGAATATTGTGGAGAGTAATGCTTGGGCTAACCTTAAACCTGAAGAATGCGATGGAGGATATTACCCTGGGGCATTCACACCCGAGGCTAATGCCAAACGATCTCAAACTCAGAAGGGTAGACCACAGCATCCTGATCATACTGCCAAGGTTTCTCGTGCGCTCAAAGGCCGAAAAGACACACGTTCAGTAGAGAGCAAAGCGCAGGCTGCCGCCAAGGCATCAGCTAAACTGAAAGGCCGTAAGAAACCAGAAGGATTTGGTCAAAAAATAAGTGAGAGATTATCAGATAGAGTATTCTCAGAGACTTCTAAACAACACATGAAAGAGGCTTGGACACCTGAGCGCAAGTTAGCGCAAGCCGAAAGAACCAAAGCCTTACATTCACTTGTAGTCTCTTGTCCACATTGTGGAAGACATGGAGATAAGATGGCTATGAAGAGGACCCACTTTGATAGGTGTGTAGTGATCACAAAAAAATATAAATTCATTATTACCAATCCATCAGGTAACCAATATAAGGTTCATTATCTGAAAGAATTTTGCCAAGAACATAATCTCAATTTTCATTCAATCACTAATGCACTATACTGTGGCAGAAATCATTATATGGGTTGGATCATTCAGAGGCTTGCTTCACGTGACGACAGCTCTTCCTAAACTGGAATCCACTGCATGAACAGACCCACTTCTTGGTGACACCATTCTGCTTGACAGTGTAGGTTTCATTGCCCTTGCTGCTCTTGATCAGCAGGATCTTGTCCTCAGTGGGCTTGGGTTGCACCACAGCCTGGTTGTTGATGCTGATAATATCATGATGACTGATATAGTTGGTGGCACCAGTCACACTATTGACCATGGTGAGATGTCCCGCCATGTGTGGGGGCGTGGGTACCACAGTGCCGCGCATCACAGTCTTGGGAGCCACCAAATGCTTGGCCTCCTTGACCAGATAACCATGCACGTGGCTGGTGTCCAACAACAGCTCTACAGCCTGTCCAGCAGCGGGCATTTTCATCATGTGTTCCTTGCTCTATGTGGGCATTATAGCAGATTCTCATCTCCTGTCAACCGAATTTTTCTAATTTTTTCCGTTGACATTTCTATCAAACCTGTTATATTGGTTTTCTAATTTGAAAGGTATGCTTGTGAACCAGAGCATGTTGGACAGCTACTTTGCCATCTACAATGCCATGTTGTTTGATGGACAGCTCAACCCCGATCTGATTGTGTGTAGTGAATATCTTTTGGACACTGAGGCAGTAGGCTACTTTGATCCAGATTGTGATCTTGCTGGTGTGATTGGCATCAGCCAGGAATTGAATCTTGAGGATTCCAAGAAAGTTCTGGTTCACGAAATGATTCATGCGTGGGATTGGGATCGTCGGGGCAAGACATGCCATGATCAGGTGTTCACCAACAAAGCACGCGAATGCAGTGCTTTGTTGGGGTTCCATATAGATTGAACATCTGGTGTGTTGCCTGTATAATAGAGGATGCCCACCTCGCCCACCTATGAAGATTGGGGATTTGTATTCCAGTCGCCCATAATAAAATATACTCCGGAAATCTCAGATTGGTGCCAAAAGAACTGGGGTGATCCCATGCAACAATGGCTCATGGGCACAGGTGGGGATTGGGTGGTCATAGGTGCACCAGTTGTGTTTTTCTTTCGCAATCAGGATCAACTCACACAATTTGTATTGACTTGGTGCACATAACATCAAGTCAATAAAGCAGTCATTTAATTTTTGCTCCAGGATTTTGTTGCCCAACCTGGTGGTGAGGCAAAAAAGCTGGTGTTGCCAGGAAATAATCTAGTGTGAACACTGCGGCCACACTAGATGTTACAGGAATTATCTGTTATGCGTCAAGTTTTTGAACAATTGTGTAGCCAAAATCATGCAAGCGCTCTAGTAGGTCCTTGCAGGCTTGCATGTTCTTGACCTTGGCTGCTTGTGGAAGGCTTTCCCAGGGCTGCAACCAGGGGTGAGTTTTGTTGGCAACACTGAGTGCAACACCAAATCTCCAACCTCTTGCCAGGTGATCTTGCATCCATGCCTGATGCTGTTGTTTGCTCCAGGCTTCCATTACCTGGGCTATTTTTTGATCTGGTATGTCCTGTGCTGTGGGTTGCACATGTTCCACAGGCTGGCTGTAGTCAAAAACAAAATCACCTTCTGGGTAGGCCTTGTTCCAGGCTTGCAGCAGTTGATGAACTTCACTGGCATCCAGATCTCTCACCAGTGGCACAACATAGGTGTGCCTGTTGTTGCCCAATTTCTTGCTGTAGAACTTGCTGTAGGTGTCAGGAGTCAACTGGGTTTCACCAATCAAACCACTGACTAGGGTTTTTTCCACAGTGTTGAACCAGAGTGTAAACTGATCTCTCGAAAGCTTTTGGGGAACTATAATGCGAACATAACTTGCCATGATGATCTATTTATTCAAAAAACACATATATCTAACCAAGTTGGTTCACCTGGTACTGCCTGGAACCATTTTTTCCACATGCTCCAGCACCACACTGGCACTGACAAATCTATTGGCATCATGTGTTTCCTGTTCCCAGGTGAGAAACTGATTGGCTCTCCAAGCAATGGAACCCAGGGTGAGGTTGACGTTTTGTTCATGTCCAAAAATGTTGGGGTTGCTGGGTCCCCACAAAACAATACCAGGTTTGTTGAGGTCCCAGCAAAAGTGTTGAAAGAAACTGTCCACTCCCAGCCAGATGCTGCATTCTTTCACCAGCAATGCCAATTGTGTGAGATCCAGGTCCCATCTCACATCATCCACCAGTGCCTGCTCACCTCGCACTGCCACCTGCACCACTGGCACTGTGATCTCAGCCAACACTTGTGGCCACCAGGGATAATCCTTGGGATTTTGTTTGCCAGATCTCAGTGGCCTGCTCCAGGCATTCAATAATATCATGTATGGTTACCCTGAGGGATGTAAAGTTTCTCAAATGCCAATTGCAGGCTTTGTGTCCATTTCCACTGATCCATTTTCTGATAGATGTTCCAGTGACTGATGTCTCCAAACAATTGTTTGGCTTGTGCAATGCTGTCTCCAGGAATGATGTCAGGATAGCAACTGAACACAAGAGGATTAGCAATCTTGGGCAACACATGTTTGAACACAATGTGATCTCCCATGCCACAGTCCAACACCACAATTGTATGATCCTTGTATTTGATAAAGTTGTCAAATATTTTTTGATCATGATCATAGGGGGCTGGATCATCCCGTACTCGGATACCACCCTGATCATTTTTGAGATGCCAGGTTATGGCATTGGGTACCAAAAGCAGTGTGTAACCCTTTTGTTTGAGTCCCCAGGTGAACAGGGTTTCTTCTCTGTGAGCTACTGCACTGAGTGAGAGATTGTAATCATAAATTCCCGCTCTGTACAAAAAACTGCAATGCAAGTGATCCACACTCATGATTTTTTTGATCATTCCCCACTGGGGATTGGGTTCCTGTGATATTCTATCAATCTTGCCAGTGGCATCCACAGTTCTTGAGTCTGGAGGAGTGATAATGCTGCCTGCCACTGCGCCCACATCAGGTGCGGTGTGACTGAGCAAGGTTTCCAAAACATTGGGTTCAGCCACAGTATCATCATCCAGACGCCATACCCATTCATAGCCCATGAGATTGGCCATCTGATGATTGTGGTGCTGTCCTTTTCTAGCAGCAAACACACATTCCCATTTGATATTGTGCTGATCCAAAAGTTTGAACAAATACAAATAATGCTGTTGTTCTCTCAAATCTTTGGGTTGTAGATTGTCATCAAATATCATCAGCTTGTTGGGTTTGATGGTCTGTTGAATCACACTGAGGATTGCCAGAGGCAGTGTGGTGTCATATCTGCCCCTGGTGCTGATGCTGCACAATACCTTGTTCATGTGCGTATCCATTTTTCCACCCAGATGTCCATGTAACCCACAATCTCATGCTGTGCATTAAACAATGCTATGGGATTTTTCCACACTTGCACAAATCCTGCTGACGTCAGTTTGGTGCGCACCAGTTCTGGATCATGATACTGGGGATTTTCATTGCAGTTGGCATGCAATTCCATGTGTATGCTCTTAAATCTACGCAACAGTTGATTGCTGCTGTTTAGCACTATATCAAATTCACTACCCTCACAATCCATTTTGAGTATCATGTTGTTGTCATCAATATCAGCCACCAGTGTTTGTAAACTGATGCTTTCCACAGGATCACCCATGTGACTGTTGATTTTGCTGCCCACATGTTCATTCACAATCAACACCTGCTGATGGTCTATGGCCAACGCAGCACGATGCATGCTCTTGATATTTTTGTAACCCATGATGTTGAGCAACAGGCCCTGATACACATGAGGATTGGCTTCCACAGCAATGATCTCACGTGCCCCCAGTTCCCAACAACGCAAACTAAACATACCCAAGTTTGCTCCAATGTCAATCACAACACTGCCCTCCACTTGTGCATCAGCCAGCCTATAGTTGTCCAGTTCAAATATTTCTATGAATGTGGCTGGCTCCTGACGCTTGAGATCCTGCCTGTCCACTGTGGTAGCATTGTGGGCACCCAGGGGCTTTTGTGCCTCCACACGCAAGTTGCTTTCGGGATGAGGTATTTGTTCTTCACCAAACACAATATTGTCGAATCCTGCGTTGGTGAGATGATCAAACAAACTTTGTGGCCACCATCCAAACAAGTGTGGACTGGTGATCTGATCTGGTGTGCCCTGATCTGTGGTGTTTACACTGCCATAAATGGCGTTGAGAATTCCATATCTCTCACTGGTGCTGGCTGCGACAAATCTAGCACACAGTTTTTCTATGTCAGGCATTTCCATGATCAGCTTGCCACCTGGCCTGAGAACTCTGTGCCATTCTCTCAGGATGTTAAGACTGTGGTAGGGATTGAGATGCTCAAACACATGACTGGCCAGGATTTCTTCCACACTGTTGTTGGCAAATTCTCGTAGATTGCATATGTCCATGAGGATGTCTGCTCTCTTGTCATACATATCCACACTGAGATAACCTGGATAATTGATGCCGCCTGCTCCCAGATTGAGTTTGAGATGTTTGTTGTACCTCACAGCGTTGATAAGTCCATTTCTTTTGACAATATAATTTCCATATTCACTTATTTCCCCAAATGTTTTGTTTTCTTTGTGCCAGATGGGAAAGAAGTTGGTGTTGGTTTTCTTGACAGGATCCCAGGTGAGAGCCGTATCACTGGGCACCATCACATGCTTGTAGCCTGCTTCCAGAGCTCTCACGGTGAAATCAATGTCTTCGCCACCACCAGGTGAGAAGATCTCATCCAACAGACCCACCTGGTCAAATACTCTCTTGGGTATCATCACACAGAAGAAGATCAACACAGCATGGTTGGCATAGTTGTCAAACAGTTGCAGGGGACCTGTGAGTCCCACTTGCGGATCTGCAAATGGTGCCTCCAACATGCGCAGCCAGGTGTTCAGATCCTGTGGCAACAATTGAGTATCGTTGTTGAGCAACACCACATATTCGCCTTGTGCAGCTTGTATGCCCAGGTTGGTGGCTCGTGTGTAACCAATGGCATCAGGTTCCCAAATCAGTTTAAATGGGTGCCCCAGACTGGCGACATATTCTTGTGTGTTGTCCTTGCAGCCATTGGCCACCACAATCACTTCCACATCCTGCATGTGGGTGTATTGCTGGATGCTCTCCAAACATGGTTTGAGTAGATCATCACAGTGATTGTAGGTGGGGATCACGATGCTATATTTGACCTGGCTGTGCTTTTGATGAGTCATATACAATAGTTCTCTGTTGTGTTTTACGATTTCAATGTCTTGTAGTTTGTCCATGGTCTGCACATCTCCCAGGTGCATGATGGGAAATTTTACTTCAAAAAAATGCCGGTTGTGTTGGGGTTGGCTGACATATTTTTTATGGTCATTATGCTCGGGTACTTCCACACATTTGTAACCTTGACTGGAGATTTTCAAACTCACATCACTGTCGCTGAAATATCCAGGATGATACTTGGGATCAAATCCTCCCACTTGTCTCAGTACATCGGCTCTATACATGGTGCAACCACTGTGCAACACAAGGCCCAGTTGATCATACACATGTGCAAATGGACTGCTGGCACCCACCTCTGGGTCTTGTAGGAAAGGATGTTGTAATAGTTGAATCCAGGCATCCTTGGTTTGTTCCAACAACACACAATCATTGTCTATGAGAACAACATACTTGCCCACACTGTTGCTGATGCCTGCATTCACAGCATGAATATATCCAGCTGGCTCTTGTATCCAAATATAATCCACCTGATCCCTCAAGGCATACAGATAATCATGAGTTTCATCCACACAGCCATTGGCCACCACAATGATTTCTTTGTTGCTGAGATCAGTGTATTTGAGCAAGCTGTCTATGCCAGGTTTGAACGCATCATGAAAGTGATTGTAGGTGGGCATCACAATGCTGATTTCCACATTGTGCTTGGGCTTCTGAATTCCATATTTTTGAGTGAGTATGGTGGTGTTGCGTGCAATGATTTCCAATTTCTCAGGAACTGCATCAAATGTGCCATTGCCCTTGTGATAGATGGGGAAAACTTGTGGTCCAATGCCCAGGCCAAATTGAGTGACTGTGTTTTGAGGCACGCTCTCCAGTGTGTAGCCAGCCTGGTGCAATCTGATACTGTAATCACCATCTTCTCCCATGCCTGGTGAGTAAATTTCATCCAACAGTCCCACCTGATCAATCACCCGTCGTGGGATCATCACCAACCAGAATGCCATGCTGTCATAATAGTTGCCACCACAGTCCCAGATGAATTTCACTGGACCTGAGATGCCACATTTGTGTGATTTGACAAATGGTGCAGTCAGCATGTCCAGCCACAAATTGGTCACCTGTGGCAACAGCACACAATCATCATTCATGAGCACAATGGATTCGCCAACAGCCTTCTTGATTCCTTCATTTACAGCCCGTGTATATCCCAGTGCTGCATCACTGCTGATGAGTTTGAAAGGCGCGCCCAAGCTCAACACATAAGGCAGTGTTTGATCCTGACATCCATTGGCCACCACAATGATTTCCAGATTGTCCATGCTGGTATATTGTTGTATGCTCTCCAAACAAGGTTTGAGCAAATCCTCACAATGGTTGTTGGTGGGAATGATGATACTGTATTTCATGTGGCTGTCCATACAAACATGATACTTTATTTGATAGTTGGTTTGTCTAATAACAGTGATTAGATTGTTGCATCTGGAGTGCCATGTATGCTGATCCAATGTTCCAGATAGCTGGGATTGTATTTTTTGGCCAGCCTGAGGCTGTTGCGAACAACCACTGAGTTCCAATCTGGCACCAACAAGGGATCATGCACAGTGCCTTCTCCTTTGTGATAGATGGGAAATTCTCCAATATAACATTGTTGTGATTCCACCCATTCCAGTTCTATACAAGGAACAACTTGAAAACCTGCACGCTCAGATTCTATGCAAAATTCTGTGTCTTCTCCTCCACCAGGATTGTATTCAGTGTTGAGCAATCCCACCCTATCAAAACAGGCGCGGCTGATCATAACACAAAAGAAAACAGCAAAATCATGACCAGCACAATCACTGGCTCCTTTGATCACACAACTGACACCACACATGGGATTTTGCACAAACGGCGTGTGCAACAAATTCAACCATTGGCTGCGTGGTTGTTCCAGCAACACACAATCATTGTTCAACAACACAATGTGGTCAGACAGGGCCAACTCAATACCAGCATTGCAGGCCCCACTGTAGCCCAGAGGTGCATCACTCCAGGCAATCTGGAAATTGTCAGCAAATCCCAGAGATTGGAATTGATATTCCAGTTGTCTCAAATACCACTGAGTGTTGTCCACACATCCATTGGCGCTGATGATCAATTGCACATTGTTCATGTCAGTGTAACGCAAAATACTCTCCACACAGGGTTTGAGCAGATCGTCACAGTGATTGTAGGTGGGAATTACAATGCTGTATTTCACCTATACAGGTCCTGGATGGAAGGTTTGCTGGTTCTGGTTTGAGAAGCAACCAACTGTTGGGCCTTGTCCAGCCAAGCTTGGAAATTGCCCTGATATTTTTTGTTGCCTATGTGGCTGAGTGTCATGCGGGGATCTAACCAGATGGGGAAACCATTTTCTCTCAGTTTTCTGCACAAGAGAATGTCTTCACTGATGAGGTTGCCATTTTCCACAATCACTTCAAAGATCCAACGCCTGTGTTTGCCTTCTTCTCGTTCATTGTAGACTTCGCTGTTGTCCCATAACCAACGCATGGCTCGGTTGCTGAGCCTCAAGAACCCAGTTCCCAGTCCTTGAACTTCCAAGAGTCCGGTGTGAGGATCTGGTGCAATAGTGCCCAGATTGTCAAACTTGGCCACATACACTTCATTGTCATCAGTCTTTTTTCTATATGTGCCGCCCACCACATCCACTGGATAATCCAGCAATTGAAAGAACCATTCTGGCTGCCATTCCAGATCACTGTCTATGAATATGATGTCATCACACTGGGTTTCCAGTGCCAGTGCAATACAATCATTTCTGGCTCTCTGCACAAGTGCATCATAGCTGAGCCAGATGGGGATGATCTCCACATTCAATCCATGTGCCATTTTTGCAGTCTGAAACAAACTGTTGAAATACCACACATCTGCCCTGCCATCATAACAGGGTGTGCCCACCATTACTTTTCTTTTTGCTGTCATTGATTGCCCTCCAGCAGATTGTCAAACAGTTTGCACCACTGGGGAATAACCTGATCCCAGGTGTAGTGACTGTTGTAAAACACACTTTGGGCTCTGCCATCATAGGGGCAAGCATTGATGGCATCGTTGAGTGCATGTGCATATCGCAATGCAAGTATTTGGCGATTTTCCCCATAGGGCACATAAGTGGCCCAGGGTCCACAAACTTCAGGCAGAGCACCATGACTGGTTGTTACAACCTTGCATCCAGCAATCAGAGCCTCCAGGGCTGAAATACAAAACCCTTCTTCCCAGGTGTTGGGATAGGCAAAAATATCAGCTGCGGCAACATGATCTCGCACCACTGAGTTGGGTTGGAAACCATGCAGTGTGATTCTGGGATGTTGGTGGCATTTGTCCCACAAAGGTTGATATGTTGCGTCTTCGCTGGCATAAAAATCAGTGCCATAGATCAGTGTGCTGCTGAACACATCCAGATGCACATCCTGTCTGTCCAGCATGTCATAGGCATCCAACAATGTTTCCAGGCCCCTCCAGGGTGTGCTGGTGTAAACCAACCTTTTCATTTGATTGTTTCTGGGCACATAAGCACATCTGTGTGTGCTGTTGGGAATGATAACACTCTTGTAGGCTGGTACACTGTGGACTCTTCTGAATTTCTCATACATCCAGTGACTGACAAATACAATGCAATCCAACTTGTCCACAAATTCTGGATTGCCCATGTTTTGTGCCAAGGGTTGATCATAACTCAACTGTTGAAACAAGACATTTTTCTTGGTGGGATCAATTCTTGCAAAGTCACAAACGCTCATGATAAAATTGATTTTCTCCCAATAGTGACTGGGAATTTGATCCAGCATGCTGGCCATAATAATTTCAGTGCCGCCTTGCGGTGGTTGTTGGGTCATGATTGTCTCTCAAATAAAAGGTCTGATTGTAATAGTGTGTTGTGTGCGCCACGAAATTGATCCCAAATGTCAATCCATTTGTAGCCCTGTTGACACAAATATGCAACAACATCACTTGCACTGGGGGCACCTTTGTTGTATGATTGGTGGCCCACTTCCAGCAACAAAAGTCTGGGCTGTTGTTCAGCAAAGAATTTACCAGCCCCTCTGAGGATATCCAGTTCACTGCCCTGGGTGTCCATTTTCACCATGCCATGTGTTTGCCAGTCAGCATGCCAGGCGTGTTGTTGATAAAGTGTGTCAATAGTAACAGTTTGCACAGCGGTGGCAATGGGATCTTGGTAATAGTGGGTATTTTCCAAATAATAGCTGGCACCTGTGGCAATGGTGCCAGGTTGTGGAGTATAAAATTCCACCCATTTGTTGTCTTGATCACTCAAACATGCTGTGATTTGTTGAGGATTAATTGACTGGTGTTGCGGATTGGCCTCAATGCTGATCACATGTGCATGTGGCCAAATTTCATGTATCATGTCACCAAATTGACCATGGAAACTGCCTATATCCAATACATATTGCAGATCCACTCCCATGGTTTTCAACCATTGCATTCTTTCCAACATTGTTATTGCTCTAACCATAAAACTTTTTGTTTGATGTGATCAAAATCCTGTTTCCAGAATGTTTCACTTTCCCAACGTTGCCAGAGATCCTGTGGCAAGATGGGCGTGCGTTTGATCAAACTTACCTGACGACGAACCTTGTGCAAGTCCTTCATGTTGAGTGCTCTGTCATATTCATCATAATTGGCACTCACGTCCATGAAGTCATGTTCAAACCAAGGCTCTTCCAAAAACTCATACAACTTCTGCATCACTGCTTGTGGATGTGTACACAGTGTTTG